GATGAACCAACTTTTACTGATTTAGAACCAAGAGAAGCTGGAACAAGTGGTGATGGATATGTTTGGAAATATCTTTATACTATTAAACCAAGTGATATTATAAAATTTGATTCAACGAATTTTATGCCAGTTCCATCTAATTGGGAAACTAATGTTGATGATGCTGCAGTGAGAAATAATGCAAAATCAAGTGGACAATTAAAAATAGTAACAATTTTAAATAGGGGGGTTGGATTAGGAACAGCTAATAGAACATATACAAGAGTTCCAATTAAAGGTGATGGAACAGGTGCTGAAGCAACAGTAGTAATTAATAATAATTCAAAAGTAGAATCAGTAACAATTTCTTCTGGTGGAAATGGGTATACTTTTGGAACTTTGGATTTAGTTGGGGGCAATGTTCCAACAGGGACTATATCTCCAATTTTCAATGTAATTATTCCCCCACAGGGAGGACATGGTGCTGACATTTATCGAGAACTTGGTGCTAGAAATGCCCTTATATATTCTAGAATTGAAAATGATACTGAAAATCCAGATTTTATTACCGGAAATCAAATTGCAAGAATAGGTATTGTACAGAATCCTAAAGCATATAACGCAGTACAAAATTTAGATTTAGATAAAGCCAGTGCAACTTATGCATTAAAATTAACGGGAGTTGGATATAGTTCAGCAACTTTTACTCCAGATTCTTTTATTACTCAAACCATAGGTGTTGGATCGACTGCTGTAGGAAAAGTTGTTTCCTATGATCAAGTTACCGGAGTTTTAAAATATTGGCAAGACAGATCAATGTCTGGATTTAATACTGATGGAACACAAAACATTTCACCAGTTTATGGATTTCAATTAAATAGATTTACTTCAACTCCAAATGGTGGCGGATCAATAAGCATTATCGGTGGATCTTCGACATTGTCGATACAAACCTCCTTTACTGGTGTTTCTACAGTAATAAATAGTAGAACATATTACTTAGGTCAATCGTTTATTCAAGGTGTATCTCAACCAGAAGTTGAAAAATACTCAGGAAACATCATTTATGTAGACAATAGACCTTCTATAACAAGATCTATTAACCAAAAAGAAGATATCAAAGTCATTTTGCAGTTCTAAAGAATTATGGCACAAGAAACAAATCTGAACGTAGCACCATATTTTGATGATTTTGATGCAAACAATGACTATTATAAAGTTCTTTTTAAACCTGGATATCCAGTTCAAGCTAGAGAGTTAACAACTTTACAATCCATTTTACAGAATCAAATTGAAAAATTTGGTCAGCACTTTTTTAAAGAGGGTGCTAAAGTAATACCTGGAAATACTGCATATAGCACTTCATATTATGCAGTTGAGTTAGAAAATACTTACTTAGGAGTACCAATATCTGATTATATCAATCAAATTTTGGGATCAAAAATAACTGGATTGACTTCTGGAGTAACAGCAGTAGTTGACAAAATAATATTAGCAAATGAATCTGAGAGGGGAAATACGACATTATATATTAGTTACTTAGAATCAAACTCGCAAGATAATTCTTCTTTACAATTTTTAGATGGTGAATTATTATCAGCAAATAAAACAATTACGTCATCCAATACTGTTATTGCTTCTGAGGAAGCATTTGCATCCACTTTGTCTGCAAATTCGACATCCATTGGATCAGCATTTTCAATATCTAATGGAATTTATTTTGCAAAAGGTCAATTTTTAAATGTAAACGACGAAACAATCCTCTTAGATCAATATTCTAATAAACCAAGTTATAGGGTGGGACTTTTAATCAATGAAGAAATTATTAATTCTGATATTGATTTCTCTTTAAATGATAATTCAAGGGGATTTAATAATTATGCAGCACCTGGAGCAGATCGACTTAAAATAACAACTTCTCTACACAAAAAAAGTTTAGATGATTTTGATGATAATAATTTTATTGAATTAGCAACTATTGATAACGGTATACTAAGATCTCAAAAAAAGACAACAGATTATAATATTTTAGAGAATGAACTTGCTCGAAGAACATACTCAGAATCTGGAGATTATTATGTAACTCCATTTGATGTATCAATAAAAGAATCTCTTAATAATAATCTTGGCAATAGAGGAATTTTTAACGTAAATCAACAAACATATGGAGGACAATCTCCATCTGAAGATTTAGCTCTCTATCAAATATCTCCAGGAAAAGCATTTGTAAGAGGATATGAAATAGAAACGATTAGTTCAGTATTTCTGGATGTTCCAAAACCAAGAACAACAAAAACTTTAGAAAATCAATCAATAAACTATCAAACTGGTTCAACTTTAAAATTAAATAGAGTTTATGGATCTCCACAAATTGGCATAGGAAATACTTATGTTTTAAGTCTTAGAGATACTAGAGTTGGAATTGCTTCTACAATTGCACAAGGAAAAGAAATCGGAGTTGCTAGAGTTTATGATTTTAAGTTAGATTCTGGATCTTACAATTCAACAAATTCAAATATAAATGAATGGAATATATCTCTTTATGATATTCAAATAATTTCCGAAATCACATTAAACGAACCGATTAATTTATCTGTTCCAACTTTTATTAAAGGAAAATATAGTGGAGCAACTGCATTCTTAAAATCTTCGGTTTCTGCTGGTGTTGCATTAACAGTTTATGAAAAAACTGGCAATTTTATTCAAAATGAACCATTTATTTTTAATGGAATAGAAAATACTAGAGTTGCAACAGCAATTACATCATACAATATTTCTGATGTAAAATCTGTTTTTGGAATTGTAGGATCTTCCTCTACATTTTCTGCAGATACAATTCAATCTACAATTTTAAATATTGGAATATCTACTATAAGTGTGGTTAATTCTTTAGGAATTAGTACAATTATCAGTACAAATCCAATATTTCCAAAAGGGTTGAAAGTTGGCAATCTACTAAAATTCAGTAACCAATCATCAATTGATCCAATTTTTGCTTCAGTTGTTAGCGTGGCAACAACTCATGTAACAATTTCTGGAGTAACAACAGTATTTGGAATATGTGGTGGTCAACTTCCACAATCAACAACTCTTCAAGTTACAGACTTGCAGTTAATAGCAACGGATTTGCAAGGATCTGAGGATAATTCATTTTACACCGAATTACCAAAACAAAATGTTTCTTCAGTAGATTTGACTAATGCAACCTTAACTATTAGAAAATCTTATACAGTTAATATTACAAATAATCAACTATCAACGACAGTCCTTGCGGGAGAAAATGAAACCTTTTTGCCCTTTGATTCGGAAAGATATTTGCTTATAAGATCTGATGGGGTTGTAGAAACTCTGACATCAGATAAAATTTCATTAACAAATGGTTCTACTGAACTTCAAATTTATAATTTGGGTTCTAACAATGTAGGGGCTACTTTAGTTACAACATTAACAAAAATCAAACCAAAACAAAAAATTAAAATTAAAAATAGAGTAAATTCCATTATAGTTGATAAATCTAAATATATTTCTTCCGGAATTGGATCCACAACTCTAAACGATGGTCTTAATTATGGTAATTATGCATATGGAACTAGAGTGCAAGATGAAAATATATCATTAAATGTTCCTGATGTTATTGAAATACACTCAATATATGAATCAGTTGATACTTCTACTCCATCAGCTCCAACTGTTGAATTGTCATCAATAACTGGCCCTACTGGAAAAACATTAGATTTAGTAATCGGAGAAAAATTTACCGGACAAACAAGTGGTGCAGTTGCGATATATGCAGAAAGGATTACAGATTCTAAAATTTCATTTATTTCAAAAAATAATATTAATTTTAAAGAAGGAGAAATTGTAGTTTTTGAAGAATCAAATATTCAAGCTTTTGTTACGACTTTAAATACACCGAGTATCAATGTTTCTTTTAACTTTACATATAATAATGGACAAAATTCATCCTTTTATAATTACGGAATAATTAATAGAAAATCGGGAGTAAAAGAACCTTCTAGAAAATTAAAAATTTATTTTTCTAATGGATATTATCAATCCTCTGATGATGGTGATATAACAACCGTAGATTCTTATTCTGGATTTGATTACACTACAGAAATTCAAACTGTCAATTCAACAAGAAATTCGGATATTATTGATATAAGGCCAAGAGTTTCCACTTACAATGTTTCTGAAGGATCAAGATCTCCTTTAGAATTTTATGGAAGAACATTTACCCAATCTGGAAATTCTTCATTAAATATTTTAGCATCGAACGAGTCTATTATAACAAATTTTTCATTCTATTTGGGCAGAATTGATAGAATCTATTTAACAAAAGATGGAAAGTTTCAAATAAAGTATGGAACTCCAGCAGAAAAGCCAGAGAAACCAATTTCTGTAGATGATTCCTTAGAAATAGCATCTGTTTCTTTACCACCTTATCTTTATGATATATCTCAAGCTTCTATAACATTTCTTGAGCATAAAAGATACAGGATGGTTGATATAAAGCAACTTGAAAATAGAATTAGAACTCTCGAATATTATACTGCACTTTCACTATTAGAAACAAATACAAGTAATCTTTTTATTCCAGATTCTTCTGGATTGAATAGATTTAAATCAGGATTTTTTGTTGATAATTTTACGTCACTTTTGGCACAAGAAGAAAATTATAGTTATAAAAATAGTATAGATATAAAAAATAAAGAATTAAGACCACAACACTATACAGATTCAATTGATTTAATTGTTGGTCCAGTTGAAAATGTTGATCCAAACAGAGATTTGTCTATTGCAGACCCAGAAGGAATTAATATTAAAAAAACTGGAGATATAGTAACTCTAAATTATTCTGAAGTTGAATGGTTAAAACAGACATTTGCAACTAGATCTGAAAGTGTAACTCCATTTTTGGTTAGTTTTTGGCAGGGGTCTATTGAATTGACACCAGCCTCTGATACTTGGGTCGATACGGTAAGAATTGAAGCAAAAATCATTAATACTGAAGGAAATTTTGCTGAAACTCTTGCTCTTGCTTCAAGAACGCTAAATGTAGATCCACAAACAGGGTTTTCTCCTACAATTTGGAATGCTTGGGAAACTACTTGGACTGGACAAGAAGTTATTCAAAACACAAGAGAAAGAACAGAAACAACAAATAGTGGTGGCCGATGGGGTGCAAGAGGACTTCGCGGAAATGGTGATTTAACTGGTGGTGAGTGGATTACTAATAGCACTACGACAGTATTTAAAGATACTTTGCAAGAAGTTAGAGATACTGGAGTTCAAACAAGAACTGGAACTCGAACTGTAGTTACTGAGCAATTTGATAATACATCCGTTGGTGATAGAGTGGTCAGCAGAAACTTGATCTCATTTATGAGATCAAGAAATGTACAATTCGTTGCTAAAAAAGTAAAACCATCAACACAACTATACGCATTTTTTGATGGAGTTAATGTTACTAATTATTGTGTTCCAAAACTTTTAGAAATTTCTATGATTTCTGGAGTCTTTCAAGTTGGAGAAACTGTAATTGGAACAACCAGACCTACAGGATCTTTGCAAATAAATTCGAGAACAACAGATCCAAAAATTACATTTAGAGTTGCTCAATCAAATCATAAAGAGGGTGCATATAATTCACCAACGAAATTATTTACTGTTAGTCCATATGATGCACAAACAATACCTTCTTCATATTCTTCAACATCAACAGTATTAAATATTGATACTTTTTCATTATCAAATCACACTGAAGGTGGATTTAGTGGTTGGATAGAACCCAATATGATACTTATTGGGCAAACAAGTGGAGCTCAAGCAACAATTTCAAATGTTCGATTAATATCAGATATTTCTGCAACGTTAATCGGAAGTTTTTATATTCCTGACCCGAATTCATCAAGTAATCCAAGATTTGAATCTGGCAATAAAATATTTACATTATTGAATAATAATATTAATGATCAAAATAATGCAACGACTATTGCAGAAGAAGGATTTACATCAAGCGGAACGATAGAAACTGTTCAGGAAAATATTATTTCTGTAAGAAATGCAAGAATAGAAAATAAACAAGAATTTGAAGAGAGAGCAACTTCAAGAACAACTGGGACGCAAGTCATTTCTACTCAAGCGATTTCATCAACTACAAGAACCAATACGCAAATTGTTTGGTATGATCCACTTGCACAATCTTTCTTAGTTGAAGATGAAACTGGAGTTTTCTTAACTAAGTGTGATGTATTTTTTAGTTCAAAGGATGACTTAGACATTCCAGTTACTTTCCAATTAAGAACAATGTCTGGAGGATTTCCGACGCAAAAAGTTATTCCTTTTTCGGAAATAATACTTGATCCATCAGAGGTTAATGTATCAGCGGATGGATCTGTTCCTACAACGTTTACTTTCAAATCACCAGTTTACTTAGAAGGTGGAACTGAGTACTCTATTTGTTTGGCATCACTTTCGACAAAATATAGTGTCTATATTTCTAGAGTCGGTGAAAATGATTTAATTACACAGACGTTTATCTCTAATCAACCTTATTTGGGATCACTATTTAAATCGCAAAATGCATCAACTTGGGAACCAAGTCAGTGGGAAGATCTTAAATTTACTCTTTATAGAGCAGAATTTGTGCCAAATGGGTCTATTGAGTTTTATAATCCCGAATTATCAGATGGTAACAATGAAATTGCAAGTTTATTACCAAATTCGTTGAATTTAAATTCTAGAAAAATTAGGGTTGGTTTGGGATCTACTTTACAGGATAATAATCTAACATTTGGGAATACAGTTCTTCAACTTGGAACTAATGCTTCAGGAAATTATATTGGAAATGCGGGTATATCCACGGGAACATTAAATATTATTAATTCTGGAATTGGTTATACTCCATCATCAGGAACTTTCCAATTTAATGGAGTTCCTCTCACAAATATTACAGGAAATGGCAGAAATGCAACAGCTAATATAACAATTTCTAATGGAGTTGCAATTGCGGCAACAATTTCCCAATCTGGAACTGGATATGTGATTGGAGATGTTCTTGGCATTGGGACAATAGGA